ATTATTGATGCCGTTTTAGATGAACCACTTTCTGAAGAGCAGTTTGAAGAACTTGTTGGTGTCCTGGAATCAGACACAGTTACAGAAGAACAAGTTGCGGCTGCAGTTGATTCAGTAATTGAAAACGGCGTTACGGAAGAACAAGCAACAGACCTTGCCACAAGCGCAAAAGTTTTGGAGAGCATTGACGGAGACCAAGCAACAGAAATCTTTGACGCTGTTGACATTGGCGCAGTAACGCCAGAAGAAGCAGCGCAACTTGTTGAGGCTGTTCAGAGCGCACCAACCGAGGTTAGAGAAGCAATGGAATCTGAAATCAACGTATTCCAAGGGGCAATTGACACCTATGTTCCCCTTGGCTCAAGTGTACCTATTGGAACAAGAAGAGTAATTATCGGCGCTAGTGCTCTTGCAATTTTTTGTGCGCCCGTACCAACATCTAGGAGAAACTAATGTTTAAAAAACTTAAAGACGGATTGAGTGACTTGTCATGGACTCTTGCTGGAACAGCACTTGTTTTGATAACACTAAGTGGACAAACAAGAACATACGGATTATGGATATCTGGTATTGCTTTAATTGTTTACTTCTTTGGAATTCTTATTAGTAGCGATGATGACGAATAACCATAAGTGGTAAAATTGACCATCCGCTTTTAAAAAGGAACAGTCATGCCAAGAAAATATTCTTATTACCCCAGTTTTGACGGAAAAGGCGCACAGCCTGGGACTCAAAAACTTGTTGAACTCTGTGGGAAAAGATGGAAAGCCACCAATATGGGAATTTATTCCGCAAGATTGATGCGAAACTCCAAGACCGCCGGCAAGAAGATTGGCGACCCTGGCATGGAGAAGTACCTCAGCGTTCACGCCACTGGAGCCGCATGTGACGTTGGTTACACAGACCGCAAGGTTGGTGTTGAAATGTGGAACTGGTTTATCAAGTACACCAAAGAACTCGGGATTGAAGAGATTCATGACTATGCATTTGATGCTGATAAGTCGGACAAGAATGTTGGCTATGGTCGCGGCTTCAGGTGCTCAAGAGGAGAAAACGAGGCTGGGGTAAAAATTTTCACCGAAAAAGATAATGCTGGAAGTTTTGGCGGTAAGTGGTTGCACATAGAACTTTCTCCAGAGATGGCTAAAGACGCTGCAAAGTTTGAAGCAGCATGGCGTGCCCTTCCAAAGCCTGGTGCATGATTAAGAATGGAAGCAATCACAGTTGCTCTCATCACGGTAGTCGGTGCCGTACTAGTTGCCCTTGTTGAAAAAGGACGACGCGAAAATAAGTCTGACCACGGAGTTGTCTCAGAAAAACTTGACATTATTGGTAAAAGTCTTGGCCGTTCAATTGACCGTGTTGAACAGACCGTTGTTCGCAACGAAACAAAGTTAGACCAACATATTCGTGACCATGTAAAGGGAGATGTCTGATGGCTAGTAAGAAACCAGCAAAACCTATGGCTAATCAGGTAGCCAAGCAAGTAGTTCTTGACCCTGCTATCTATGGTTCGTTAATTAAACTTTATGGGTCTAAAGACGCTAGATGCGAATGCGGTTCTTGTTCTAGAGAAATAGTAAAAGGAATGGTTAGAGAAAAAGGTGGTGCGTTTTACTGTTCAACAGTATGCGCTAAAAACTCAAACTAATTAACAACGGGGGTTGTGAATGAAAACAGTATTGCTTCGTATTCTTGCGGTGTTCGGCGCTAATGGTCTTGGCGTTATAGGCGCTGGGTCAATCGCTGGCGTACCTCTTTGGAAAGCATGCTTCATGGCAGGCATTGCTGGCGTTGCCACAGTAATTGAAGGTCTTGCTCGTGCGTTCCTTGATGACGGCAAATTATCGGTAGACGAAATAAATGCTGTTTTTAACAAGGTTGATAGAAAGAGTGCCGACTAGGTAGTACTATTTTGTTATCCGGCTTTTCTTTAAAGAGATGAGCCACTTTTTTCAGATTTAACCAAAGGGTGACATGACTACTGATATGGTTTGGCACAACGATGGTCATGCAATCCATCTTCGCATAGAGAGGTCTGAGGTAAAAATTGTCCAAGTTGACTGCCCCAATCAGGATAACGACCCGTGTCGCTTACCGAGTGGCGACTGCGCCGTTCAATACTTTATCGACCTTTATGGGTTTGACTGCAATGCTGGTTCGTGTGATGCGGCTGAATCCGTACAAATCTGCTGGACACTCGGAGGAAACCCCCACGACCTAGACGCTTGTCAGTTGTGGTTCATGCCGATAGACGACAATACCTTCCAGGCTTGGGTATCTAGCGTTTCCTAGGATTGTTCTGTCTGGCTAGGTTCAGAATCCTCGGATTGTGCTCTCTAGCAAGTTCTAAGGCCTGTTTCATGCCAATTGCGGTAATACGCCAGTAAGTGTCATTTAGGCGAATCATTGCCTTGTTTTCTTCCAGTACAGCCAGAGACCTCTTGATGGTGTTCTTGTCATCAAATCCCTTATTGTTTACTTTGCTAACTTTTTGAAAGTCTTCAATCGTCATTGCTTTGTCGTAGGCGTAAGCGTAAGCAAGGATATTGTAAGTTGATGAGCCGTACTTGTAAGTTGGAGTATTGGGCTTTGGCATTGAATTAGCGCCTATTTCATCGATTACGTGTTTGAGTTCCATTAGATTATGAATAATACCTAGAAAACCGCTATTTACAACACGCGCGTAGTGTTTATTCTAGGTCTAACACCTTATTAAGTATAAGGGGAAGACGCTGTATATCAGCGTTGTTTAGCAACAAATTTTTATTAAATTGATAAATGTTTTTGCGGTTGACTTTTGTCTTTGTAATCAACCCTTTGTCAGTAAGGGTTTTGATGGTTTTCTCAACCATGGTCTCACTTATTCCCAAATAAATGGCTATTGCTCGCTGCGTCATTGTTGGGTCAAGTATTATCGCAAAAATTACTCTGCCTGGAGTTGAAATGATTGCGACCTCGTCGGGAGACGAATACTGAATTATTCTATGTTCGTCCATAGACAGCAGTATTTGCTCAACCAGTTCCTTTTTATCGCCGAGTATTTCGGCAATATCTTTCTTGAATTTGTCGATTGACCTGTTGTCCATCCGGTGACTCCGTTGGTGAGATAATGAGATTAGCATGCTTGCGCACTGTGTGCATTGTGTTGTAATCTGTTGTCACCTTAAAGGAGGCGCAATGCTGAAAGACAAACTGGAAAAACTTTCTGTCAGGAAGAAGAACGAAAAACTATGTGCTCTCGGCCTAGAGATGGCGAACATGAGCAGCGAAGACCTTGATTCTTTCCTCAAGGCTATGTATAGCGATGCAAGTTCTAATGAAATTATGATGGTTCTACAAGAAGAAGGTTTGGCTAACTTCGGTATTACTCATTTTAGAGACAAGCGCAGGATGTGCTTTTCTGAAAGTTCTCCATGCTTTTGTATTCTCAACGCCTCTAACAAGGAAGGTGACAAATAATGTCAGCAAAAAAACTATCTTCAAAACTTGAGGAAGTATCAACTAGGTCAGAGGTAGTTGACGCTAGAAAGAAACTTCTTGGCAATCTTGCTGAAATGCTTGAACGAAAGAACATTGACCTTAATGAGATTGGGGACATCAAGCGTGTTTCCCTCTATCAGTCAATGCTCAAAGACGACCAAGGTGAAGCACAAATTCACGACCTTGCGGCTATTCAGTTTAGTCCTAAGTGGGAAACTGGCCCAGAATGGCCTGTTATTCAACAAGGTAAGCCTGTACAACTACAAAAGTCAAACACAAAACCGAAGCCTCCTGCAACCTTCAAAACGTGTGTTGTACCCCCTGATATACAGATTGGTTACTTCCGAAATCAAGAGGGAGCACTGGAGCCGACCCATGATGAAAAGGCTATCTCTATCTTCCTTGGGTTGATTAAAGAGTTGCAACCAGAACTAATCGTCATGGTTGGAGACAATCTTGACCTTCCAGAGATGGGCAAGTACCTCACATACCCAGCATACGCCCAAACAACTCAAGCAGCGATTGACAGAGCCACCATGTTGTGCGCACAAATGCGAGCAGCGTGTCCACACTCCAAGATTATTTGGCTTGCTGGAAATCACGAAGAGCGCATGCCTAAGTATCTACTTACAAATGCTGGCGCTGCCTATGGTCTTAGAAAGGGAAACACCCCTGAGTCTTGGCCAGTGCTATCAGTTCCGTATCTTTGCCGTATGGAAGAGTACGGAGTGGAATACAGGCCTGGATATCCAGCCGCTGACTTCTGGATTAATAAGAAACTGAAGATTATTCACGGTGACCGAGTTAAGTCTTCTGGCTCAACTGCCCATGTATATCTCAACGCAGAAAAGGTATCAATCATCTATGGACACATTCACAGAATTGAAACGGCTTACAAAACGCGTGAAGACTACGATGGTCCTCGCACCATTATGGCTGCATCTCCTGGGTGTCTTGCTCGTATTGACGGTGCTATTCCTTCTACCCGAGGCGGAGTAGACCTAGACGGACGTCCTTTGGTTAGACACGAAAACTGGCAACAGGGTATCGGTGTCGTTATGTACGAAGACGACGGAGACCACAAGTTCTCTTACGAATGCATGGCTATCTACGATGGTTGGGGCATGTACCGAGGCAAAGAGTACAAGGCAGATTAGATAAATCTGTGAGCGAATTAACCTGGACTTGGCTCTTGTTCGCCATGGAACTCATAGGAGTATCTGGAAGTTACCTAATCGGTAACAAGAAATGGTATGGGCACATGATTGTCGCCCTTCACTCTTTTCCCTGGTTAATTTATTCAATCGTCTTCAATAAACCTGGTTTTTTAGCGATGTGGGTATTGTGGCAGTGGGTCCACTGGCGCAATATGCTCAAATGGATGAAGCGTGCTTGACATTTAGTTGTAGATAAGCCACATTTAATACACAACTACTCGTGGAGAGTGTATTAAATGACAACAATTGCAGGTATTCAGGGAGACGGGTATGTCGTTGTCGCCGCTGATACAAGAATATCTTCTCTAGACGACTCCGGAAACGCATACCAGATATCCACTCTTGGGTCTGGTTCAGCAAAGATTGCCATAAATGGCAAATACTTACTGGGTGCTGCGGGCGACATGAGAGCCATAAACCTCCTTCACCATGCCTTCCAGCCTCCTGCTCCTACAGTAGGGCTAAAAGGGAAGAGACTAGACTCCTTCATGACGACTAAGTTCATCCCGGCACTAAGGTCTTGTTTTGAAACCCACGGGTATTCGGTTGGGAACAATAACAACAACACTATTGCTGAGCAAGATTCATCAATAATGGTTGTCGTTAATTCCACGATTTACATTATTGAGAGCGACTACTCGTGGACTCCAGAAGCGTCTGGCCTATATGCGACCGGCACTGGAGCACCTTACACACTAGGGGCATTACAAGTATTGGTATCTGGCAAGAAGATATCGCCGGCCCAAGCCAAGAGTGCATTACTTAAAGCGTTACAGGTTTCTGCCAAGTTTGACCCTTATACGGGAAGCCCTTTCAACACCTATGTGCAGGAATCTGAGAAGAACAAATGATAGATGAAGCGCCCAGACTTCCTACCATGTTTCCCGATATGTGGTTAATCCCATAGGGGAGAGAAGAGAGAACTAATGAGAGATTACATAGGGAGTAGTAGTGAGTACTAAGGATTCAAATAGTAACCATAAAAATATTCCCAAACTAGATAAATCTGTAGATATACCTGATTTGGACTTGTTTGAGGATGCTGCATGCAAAGGGAAAACACATCTCATGTTCCCCAAAGAACATAAGGATATTACTTATATTGCAGAGGCAAGAAGCATATGCAAGTCATGTCCAGTTCAAAAGTTATGCTTGGAGTACGCATTAGGGTTTCCAGCAGCAGATATGCATGGAGTATGGGCAGGTCTTACATCAAGACAACTGGCGGCAGAGCAAAGACGTAGAGGGGTAAAACCCACTAGACCGACACTCAGTCAGATGTGGGCAATCTAGCCAACTCTAAAAGAGCAGGTGTTGCAGTACTCGGCAGAGCCAAATGAAACTATCTGCATGTCGCACTCTTCCTTACCGCAAGGCATCAGAACCTTCTCACCATCTAGATACATACGAAGGTAATCAGAAGGGGTGGGTCTTGGATGGGGAGCAGGAGCAGGTGTATGACCCTTCTGGGTCTGGCAGTAATCCCAAGCGACCCAGGCTAGGAAGTCAGAAAGAGTCATGCCTTGAGCGCGAGCAGCGTCTATTAAGAGGTTCTTCTCAGCACCAGTTACCTTGACTGTCAGGGTATGAACAGCCTTGGGGGTACGGGATTTCTTAGGCTTACGACCCATCTCTTTCAACCACCATCTTTATGAACTCAGTCATCGTCATGCCATAAGCATCAGCCTTCTCCATAATGAGACGCTTAAACTCAGCAGGAACTTTCATCGTCATAAGAACGAAAGGAGTCTCTGGAGACTTGGGGGGACGACCTGGATTGCGCTTCACTTAGTATCAAATGCTCCGTGTAGTGAACGCCACTCTCCACACCAGTAATCTTCCGCCACCGTCACGGCTGTAGGGAATCTATGGCAGGTTCCATATCGGGAGCCAGGAATCTCTGTGAAATACACGCAGGTAGGGCAACCACGCGAAGGGGTGTCCATACGGATAGAGACTGTCGTGTTTTGGTATCCGGGATTTGATGTCTCGGTATTCACGAGGTTACTCTCTGACTTGTTAGAAACGGGTGAAAACACAACCAACGTGCTCCTCTTTAGGAAATTTTGTACTTTTGTTGTTGATAAGAAGACACTACTTGTTCGTATGCCTTCATGAATGCAACCTGGTCAGTTGCGTTTCGCAACCCATAGACTGCTGAACCCAACTCAGAAATTACTTGTAGTATACAAGGATGTAGTTTGGATGTGTCAGGTGTCACACCAGCGTTACTATCCGCCACCGTAGTCGTTACAGCGCTCCATGCTACGAGTGGTGGGGGTGGGTCTCCCTCTGTGGATACCGAATCCAAATGCCGGCGACGCAAGTCCCCTGGCTTGGGAAGGAACGGGGAGATGCACGCGTGGTCCGTAAGGGATTGCTTTACGCCACCGTAAGGCAAGTCCTGGAGAATCTCCCACCAAGCCCTCAGCATATTCTTCCTGTCTACATCCAGAAGTATCTGGTTATACATAGAGTAGGCACTCACCACAATATCTTCTAGTTCTTGCTTGTTCACCAGGCCTCCCCGTCTTCTGTAGATTTATCCAGAATTTCGTGAAACTTCTCAACGTGCTCAGAATCTCTGAAGATTAATTCCACCGAGTCGTAACGTTTGTTCATTTTGTTTCGGCCCATATGGAACTCTGAGAGAGCACACCCATCTATGGCGTCCTTGCATCCCTGGACTTCGTAGTCGTGAATCGCAGCCCCGAGTATTTGTCGACGGGTCGCATCTAGTATTGGCTTCCTCTTGGAGTCATTACGCATTACCTGTATCCAGTGGTTCCATACTTCTAGTACTGCAGCATCTGGAATCATGGCCGATTTCTTTGCGCGGCTTAATGTTCTCGCGGAAGTTGGTCTACCTGGTTTACGTTCTTCAGACATGGTATTAAACATCTCCTTTACACCACCGTTAAGTAATGGGAGCAATGTAAAGAAAAGAACATAACTCCTTATCCTACCGACTAACCCCCATTTTGGAGGGGTACGGGGAACCTTTCCCAAATTAGTATTCAGTTTTCGGGCAGCACAAAAAGAGTTCCATTTTTCAGGAAAAGTTTCAACTGATGTCCGGCCCGCGGGTCTTGTTGTGTCACTCAAGATACCAGCCCCGCCGCCAACTTGCAAGTCAACCAAAGGATTTTTTTCTGTGGTATTCTGAATTCGCCACCAGGCTTTCCTCCTTTCACCTGGTAGTCCCCCGCCGGGGCTTTCGCGCTTCAATGCCTGGCATAGGAACGACGCGACCCCGGGGGATGGGGACGTGCTACATAAAAGCACGGATTTCTCCAGCCTCAATTTTTTGCTCAGCAGCGGACAATAACTTTTCCATCGCTTTTTCCCAGATGGCATCATGATATTTTTCTGGCAGCGTTTCTTGAATTATTTGCATAATTTCTTCGAGGGTACTTTTTCTATAAGCAGCGATGTAGACGCGCTCTTCGGAAGTTTCAAAAACCGTGACGCCCTCAGCATCCAGTAAGTCAGAATCTGGAAAATGCATTCCGCGGATTATTATTCCGCCTGGTTCTTCAGAGTTCGCAAGAAAAAGAAAATTTTCCATATCTTCTTCCAGGGCCTCTTTCATAAATTTTTTAATATCTGGACCAGAAGCGCTACGTACAAAAGATACGAAGTCTTCCCACTTTTTCTTTTTACCCATTGGGTTCCTTTCCACCACCGCAGCGGCTTGTAAACAGTTTATCGTAAAAAAATTTATTTATAGGCATTCGCGCACGCCGTCTAATGTTGTTCTATTATGACACTCATGGACAACAGAACTAGATTCAATACTTATGTTGCAGCACTGCTGCAGTTCGCCGAACGCTCTGGGCACACCAGAGTCCCGGCCGTACATATCGAAATTCTTCACGGGCAAGAGATTGCTGTCGGAGCATGGGTTGGTTACATTCGCCAGCGCCAGAAGAAGTCGATGCTCTCCCCAGAAAAAATGGAAATTCTCGCGGGACTCCCAGGCTGGGAGTGGGGACCTTTGAAACCAGGGCCCGCGTCTGATTCTGGCAGAAATTCTGAAATTCTTCAGATGCGCAGCCAGGGAATGACTCTTCGTCAAATTGCAGATTCTTACGACTTGAGCCGCCAACGCGTGCACCAAATTGTAAAAAAGTCTAATGTCTAATTTCGAAGACTGGGATGCTCCAGAACTTTCTTCCGCTGATGAGCGAGCATATCTTTGGGATATTGTGAAGACGGGTATTCGTTTATTAGTTTTTACATGTCTTTTGTATACGATAGGCATATGGGGTTTTAGTAATCTTTTAGTTAGAAGCGGCATCTTATCTGACAGTGTCAGTTGGCACTACGCAGGAATAATTTCTTTTGGGATTGTTGTGCTGCGGCTTTGGAATAAAACTTTTTTCAAATAGTTCGTACGTGGCCGGCGGCGCTGCGTAAAAAAACAGAAAAAAAGAAAAAGTCTTCTCGATGTCTGGCCTTTCCGCCACCGTAAATGTTTCAGACTTATTGATTCTCTTCACGGGAGAATATTAGATACTCGCCATCTAGTGAGCGCGCGACGCCCGTCACCCACATGTCTCTGTGGTCGGTGTCGTCATCGCCGATGCGTTCTTTGACTAGGTCTACTGCTTGAGAAACTGCTGTTTTTTCGTCGTCCGTCGTGACATCTAAGGTCACCTGAAGTGTGATTCTGTAAATACTCATAGTTCATTATGCCTTGTAGTGAGCACTAAGCAAACTTCCAGAAGTGAGATTTCTTCTTTTCGTTTTTCTCAGTTTTTGTAAAGGTCTTCACTGGGACAACTTTTGGTTGCATGAATCCGTTGTCCATTAGCCACGCTGTTGCGTTGTCGTTTATTTTGTCGGAAAGAGTTTCTTTCCATGCGTTGTGTTCGTCTATTGACTCGTCATCATCCCAATCAACTTCTTTGTCGTAATCACACGGAGCAAAGAACTCTTCGTAAGGAATCTCTCCGTCATGCATAATCTCAATACCACAGAAGAAACCTGCTTCTTCGTCTGAGTCAAACATGAAAGCACAGTTCGGAAACTTCGCAGAGATTTGTCTAAAGCCTTCGCTAGCAGTTCCCCAAGGAGTTTGGAACCAACCCGATACACACCAAATGTCTTCGTAGCCAGTGGGATAGGGTTCTTCGTGGAAAGCCGTCTCGCAGTCTCCCCACTTGACTCCCCAGTTCTGAATCTGCCAGTCGTACCAGTCGTTAGCCCCGAACTTGGCTTTGTTTTCTTCTTGCCTCTTTAGTAGTTCGTTATTTTCTGCGACTCTTTGGTCGTACTGTTCTTGAGTCCATTCTCCGTCAGTGACCATCTTCGTCCAGTTTTCAGGGATTTCCTTCAACGCAAATGTTGAAGTTGTCTCACTGAGTTCTTTTGGACATGGAAGGTG